ATATTGAAATCCTTGCGTTTGGGACACCAAATCCATTATTTACAGAAATTCTACCCACGACAACACCATAGTCGGAGCACATTGAAGAATATGCGTCAACTTGGGTAAATTTTAAGGATAAAATCTCTAAAAGGTCGTAATCTTGTTTTAATTCGACAGTAACCTTTTGGTCTCTACCAATATTCGTGGAAATTCTATGTTTCTGTATCATTCTACTATAAATAGAAATTTATCTATTTTCCAGAAAAATAAGGAAAAATAAAATTAGAAGGTAGTCGAACCTAAAGTTTTAACCCTGATTTTAATATCTTTATTAGGGAATCTAATTTGAAAAATCTGGTTTGACTTCATATATACAGTCATATCAGACTGTTGTATTTCTTTTGTTGATGTGTCAACATATGATTGTACAACCTCCGCAGATGAATATTCGCCACCTGTTAAGTTGTAGGCACGTACATCAACTACGTTAATCACACCCGTTACTTGTCCTATTAATCTATTTAAATCACCAACAAATAGTGGGTCACCCATTTTTCGTTTCTCGATGGCAAAATAATCAACAATATCTTCAATTGTTGTCTTAATAATTTCTGTTTGATTACCGTTTTTATCTATTACCAAATCAATCTCAAGTCCCATGTCAATTACCTGTCCACTTTCAATATCAACAAAGTCATTAATCATTCTATATTCAGATAGGTAATTTAAGATATTGTCTTTTAAAGTCGTTGAAATGGTGTTTGAAAGATTACCATTTTCGTCATATGACAATAACTTGATTTTAACCTTGTTGTCTTCTTCCATGACGTTTACCTTCGCAGGTGCTCCGTAAGTCGAAGGCATGGTCTCTATTAACGATTTATAGTCATTTAAAGTAACCGCTCTGTTCTGTGCGGCAAAATTGTACGCAATCATATTTCTTACTTCTTCAATTCCCGGTAAATCAGAACCACCGATTGCTGGTGTTATATTCGTTACAATAAGTGATTGGGTTACTTGTGTATTGGTTGCTCCGTTAGGGCCTGTTATAACAAAATCAATATCATCAATACTTGTAATAACATTCACTCCAAGGTTTGTGTCTTTACCTCCACCAATTCTATATTTGATGAATAATGTGGTACCAATTTTTGGTAACGCACCTAAAGACATATTATTAAGATAGGTTCCCAAGTTAACTTTAAGATTACCATCGATGTAATTGTCTAAGTTGTCCATTGGGTCGACATTACCCGAACCAAAAGTTACCGAGAAATACCCCTCAGGAGTGTATTCAGTAATAAATTTATTGGCAACACTAATATAATTTCCAGCCTTAAAGTTATCTCTATCTGATGCCGTGGTTGGGTCTTCTACGAAAACCTTATCTTGTACTAATGATTTAACTTCATACCACTTATTAGTTGCCTCTAAGAATTCTGAGTTAGTTGGATTACCAGCAAATGAGGTACCATCTTTATGAATTATTGATGTTATACCCAAAACGTTTTGTTCAGGTAGGTAAAGTTTCAAGAAAGGTTTTTGGTCAAGTTCCGTGATTACTTTTCTGAAAATTCTTGTTACACCGTTAACTACCGCTTCTCTTTTTAAGATTGTATATGAAATCAATCTATTATTACCATCAAAATTTGGTATTTTTAACCTATTTGGTTCACCTTTACTATTGAAAGGGTTGGAAAAATCAATATCTTCAATTGTTTCGAATACTTGTCCACCGCCCGATATTTGGGCCCCACCTTTGATTGTACCTAAATAACGTTCATCCTCTTTGTCACCCCTAATAGGTACATTGATTGAGAAATCACACAATGCAACCGATGGTCTATTACCCGGTAGTCTAACACCATATGTTTTCGCAATATGATAAAGAGATTGTCTTTGTTGAGCAAAGTCCAACATAGTTTCTTGCCACACTCTATCGATGTGGAAGTGAAGGTTATCTGTAACCGCAGCATTTAAGTCCAATAGAACTGAATATATTGATGCGTCGTTAGTATTCTTTACTAAGTCTGGATAGTATTCTTTCGTTAAGTTAACTAACTCCTGTCTTAATCCCGCAAAGTCTCTTGTTGCGTATGATATCTTTTTAGCCATATTATATGTTAATAATTATAAAGTCTGACGAACTAAATGGTTCATTATTAATGTCGTAATCGATTCTAACCTTGGCGGTGTATGGTTTTGTTGAATTATCTGATACTCTAAATAATCTTTCATCATCTTGTTCACTCACACTTGAAGGTTGCTCGGGGTCCATATCCGCAGGGGTTATTCTAATTGATTTAATATCCAAATTAGGTATGTACTTCTTTACCGTGGTTCTTATCTCATCTTCAATAAGTTGAAATGTAACCGCATCATTTGGTTCAAAGATGAACTCATATAATCTTGTCCCAAAATCGGGCATATAATATCTAGTACCCCTTCTGGTTAAAATTAAATGAATCAAATTTGCTCTAATTTCCCTTTCAGGTATTTCCGTCATGTTCAGGAAACTACCTTTTGAACTTTGTCTAAATGGGAAGTCTATACCATATGTCGCCATACAAATAAATATAAACAATATAAGAATACTAGTAAATAAAAAATCCCAACCTTTTTAGATTGGGATTGAGTATATGTTGTTTAGTTTTTCGCCCCCTGTATAACTAAACTAAATAGATGCTTGCGGTCGGCCGCGAACCATTAAGGGAGCCACCCACTTTTTGTTAGGAACCACATCCCTCACATTCAAACGGTGAATCAGTTGGTCTTGAACTCATAACCATTTCCATTAATTTCATTTCTTCTGAATTATCTTGGATAAGGTTATTTGTACTTGGAACCTCTTGGGTTTCACTATTTGGTTTTGTTGTGGACATGTCGATACCTAACCCTTTAAGTGGGTCAACCGCGGATTTGGTTCTTAGATAGTACATACCGGTTTTAAGACCGAGTTTCCATCCGTAAAGGTGTGCCGCTAATACTTTCTGTTTACTTGCATTTGCGATGAATAAATTCAACGACTGAGATTGGTCGATGTAAATAGAACGATTCGCCGCCATAGATAAAATTCTCTTTTGAGACATTTCCCATACGGTTTTGTAAACTTCTTTTACCTCAGTTGGTATTTCAGGGATATTTTGAACCGAACCATTCTCCATGATAAGTTTCTTTTTAATTTCGTCTGACCAAATACCCTTTTCAAGTAATGTTTTAACAAGGTGTTTATTAACTACCACGAATTCACCACCTAATGTTCTTCTTGAAAATAGATTAGATGTAAATGGTTCAAACGCTTCGTTATTTCCTAAAATTTGTGCTGTTGATGCTGTCGGCATAGGTGCAACTAACAACGAGTTTCTTACACCGTACTTAACAACTTCTTTTCTTAAAGACTTCCAATCCCATTTCTTACTTGTGTCTTTATCTGTTTTACCCCACATTTCATATTGGAAGATACCTTCAGATAAAGGTGACCCTTGGAATGTTTCATATGCACCATTTTCTTTTGCCAAATCTTTTGAAGAAGTCAATGCGGCAAAATAAATGGTTTCAAAAATCTCCGTTTGTATAACATCAGCCGCGTCACTTTCGAAAGGTAGATTTAACATGCAAAATACATCGGCCAAACCTTGAACCCCTAAACCAACTGGTCTGTGTCTCATATTTGAACGTTTTGTTTCCTCAGTAGGATAGAAGTTCAAATCGATAACGTTGTTTAAGTTCTTTACAACTTGGTATGTATAATCATATAATAAATCATGGTTGAATTCATTATTCAAAATGTATTTTGGTAATGCAATTGACGCTAAATTACAAACCGCCTGTTCTTCGGGACTTGAGTATTCGATAATCTCCGTACATAAGTTTGAAGATTTAATTGTACCTAAGTTCTTTTGATTTGATTTGTAGTTTGCTGGGTCCTTATATAACATGTAAGGCGTTCCCGTCTCAATTTGTGCTGTTAGGATTGCATCCATTAATTTTCTTGCCTTAACAGTTTTACGAGCCCTACCTTCTTGTTCGTATTGTTCATATAAACGAGTAAACGATTTATCTTTAGGTGTATCGTATACATCAGATAAACCCGGTGCCTCATCAGGTGAGAACAAAGACCAATCCAAATCTTTCTCAACTCTCTCCATGAATAAATCAGGAGTCCACATTGCCAAGAATAAATCTCTCGCTCTCATTTCTTCTTTACCATGATTCTTTCTTAAATCAATAAACTCAAATATATCTGAGTGCCATGGTTCAAGGTATACCGCAAATGAACCTTTACGTTTACCACCCTGATTAATCCAACGAGCAACTTCATTATATGTTTTCATCATAGGAAGAAGACCATCAGATTCTCCACCCGTTCCTCTAATGTAAGAACCTTTTGCTCTCACATCATGAACGTGTAATCCGATACCTCCAGCCCATTTAGAAATCTTAGCAACATCTTTAATTGTGTCAAATAAACCATCAATATCATCACCTTTGTTACCGATTAAGAAACAAGAAGACATTTGTGCTCTACGAGTACCGGCATTAAATAATGTAGGAGTTGCGTGAGTGTAGAAATGTAATGAAAGGTCGTCATATATTCTTAATGCCATTTCTAAATCACCATTACAAATACCAACGGCAACTCTCATGTACATATATTGTGGTCTTTCAACAATACGATTATTGATTTTCAATAGATAAGAACGTTCCAATGTTTTAAATCCAAAATAATCGAAATCAAAATCTCTTTCTTGGGTAATAGCGCCATCTAAAACTTCTTTGTTTTGTTGAACAAATTTAGCAACATTATCATCAATCAAAGAGGATTCCTTATTTGTTTTAGGTTCAATGAAATGATGCAACTCCTTAATACACTGAGAGAATTTTTTAGGTGTTGTTTTATGTAAATTAGAAACCGCAAGTCTTCCGGCCAATTTCGCATAATCGGGATGTGAGGTTACTAATGATGCGGCTGTCTCTGCCGCCAATGTATCCAACTCCACAGTTGAAATACCGTCATATATACCCTGTGTTACTTTTAATGTAACTAATGTTGGGTCAATAAATTCAATATTCAAATCATCACAAAAATGTTGTATTCTCCTTGTTATTTTGTCATATCTCATCTCCTCTAAGGAGCCATCTCTCTTTTTTACTTTCATCGTTTATTTTATTTTTTAGAAATCTATCTCGTCAAAATTCGTATTTAGGTCCTCTATAGACGAATTATTATTTACCCCTGCCTTTTGGTATTCTGCAACTCTTTTTTCAAAGAAATTGGTTTTACCTTGGATGGCAATGTTCTCCATAAAATCAAATGGGTTTGTAGAGTTATAAACTTTATTAACTCCCAATGACATTAATAATCTATCGGCAACAAACTCAAGGTATTGTTTCATCAAATCAGAGTTCATACCAATTAATCTTACAGGTAATGCCTCTAAAATGAATTCTTTTTCAATTTCCAATGCTCCACAGATTATCTCTTTGATTTTTTTATCTGATAAT